CCCAAGTAGATCCCTGTTCAATACTTAAATTGTATATACCTGCTGCCATTTAAAATTCTCTTGGTAAAAACCTGTACATTTCGATATTTACTCTTAATGCACATTATATTCATTAAAAGGCCTGTTCCAATAAATTTTTAAGACCATTTTCTTATATTACTTATTATATCAAATTTGACCAAAAATGTCAAGAAGTAAATTTTTACCCCTCTTTTAATTTATTTATTTCTTTTTGTTGGGTATCTACTATAACTTTTAATTCTTTTATTGACTCTACTAAAAGAGGAATAATTTTTTCATATTGAACAGTTAAATAGTTTTCTCCAGATTTAGATGCTCCCTCAGCATTTATATCAAAAGGAGCTGCTTTAACAGCTTCCGGTAATATTTTTTGTACTTCTTGGGCAGACACACCCACAAAGGTTTCTCCAGTATTATAACCAAAACTATTAGCTAATGAATTTTCTATATAGTTAAAACCATTTAAAGAAACAACCTTATTTAAAGAATTTTGTATATTTCCTAATCTTATTTTTAATCTATCGTCTGAGTAATGAGCAGTAATATCTCCTGTAGATCTAATTTGTCCCGCAGTTCCAGATGCAGCAGTATTTACCCCTAAACTAGCTATTTGTATATCTGCAGTATTAACTATTTCAGTATTACCAATAGTATTAGCTTGAATTGCTGATACAGCAGTGACATTTGCAGATCCGTTAAAAGACGTAGAAGTCCAAACAACATCTCCAGTCATTGCTATAGTTCGTCCAGTAGCTAATAAAGTTGCTGTATCAGCATTTCCAGTAAAACTCCCAGTAAATTTAGTACTAGTTAAATTCCCTGTACTTGGATTATAAGTAAACCCAGAGTCTGTTTCTGCTCCTTGAGTTCCTGTAGTGCCATCTACAAATAAAGGATAAGTAGTTTCATTATTAGTATTATTAGCAGATACTGTAAAAGTAGCTGCATTACCGGTAATGTCAGAACTTATTGAAGCAGGTAATCGTGCATCTGCTATTGTTCCAGTACTTAAGTTGCTTGCATTATGAAAATGAGCCGCATCTTGTGAATTCGTTCCTAGATACTGCGATACTAAAGTATTCTGTAAGGTATTATTATTTCTAGATAAATTATTTGCTCCAGCCGCATTATTAGCTGAGCATCCCACTACTGTTGCTACATCTATTGAGTATTGACCAGAGGCTACTAAATCAGCCCAAGTTCCGGACCCGTTAGAAATAACCCATTTATTGTTACCTCCGTCCCATCTAATAGTTCCAGCTACATGAGAAGTACCTAAAGGAGTATTATCTGTATCATTAAATTGACGAGCAATATCTTCATCTCTATATCTAATAGAATTGAGTATGCTTGTATATGTAGTTGTTAGTTTAGGATCGGAACTACTAGACCAATCTGCGTATGTTGAATATGCCATTATTTTTTAAACTCCTGTTGCTTGCCATGTAAAGTCTCCTAGTGCGAAAGACCCGTCTGTTGTGTCTAATAAATAGACATCAAAGTATGTGGGATTTGCACTATCTGTAAAATCGTAAATTGCTGTATTTTGATTACCGCTGCTTTTATATTTGGGGGTTACTTGTATACTATTAACATCTTGAAAGGTTTTATTAAAATTAACTCTTATTCCATTAGTAACAGACCCTGATAAAGTACTTATAGTAACTTCCGCTAAAGATTGGTCTCTGACCGTACCTAACCCTAAGCTGAGTTTTTGTTGACTAATAGTTCTAAAACTTTCTGAAACTGATGTATATACTACTTTTACTTTAACAAATCTAAAAGTAGTAGCTAATAAAGATGTATTACCCGTAACTCCAGCTGTCCAATCAGTAGTACTTGTAATAGATTCACTTTCATAAACTGATTCATCATTAATATAATATAAAGTAGGACTAGAGGTAACTGTGCCATTATAGTCTTGACTAGTACTAATAAGCTCTACTGTAGCTGTTGTTAGCTGACTCCCTATATCCCATTTCTGCCAGTAAGTAGCAGTAGTTTCCGGTTTAACAAAATAAATAAATCCTGCTGTTATTAAAGCTTGAGGAGTAGAATATTGAGGGCTACCTACTGAACCAGTACCTATAAAATGCTCAGCCCAAGTTTCTGAAGTATCTACTGGTAATATAGACGTAGTACCACTTTGATCTAAAATATTAGTCCAAGAAGCTTCTGAGGCATGTATCCAATCTCCTACATCGGGGCCAGATTCACAATCAGCTTTATTCGCTCCAGCTCCTCCACTACAATATCCTGCAGTAAGTGCGGAAGTATTATATTTAGAAGATACTTCATTTAATAATTCAAAATCTCTTGGTGCTTTTACCGCTTCTGTTATATCTGCAGGGGTTGAATAATTTCCTGCCGAATCATACGTTGTTACATAATACTTGTAAGTACCTGCAGCTGTCTCAAAAAAGGAATAAGTATTAGTTCCGCCAACATTAGTAATATATGTAGCTGTATCTCTATAATTTGAAACAGTACAAGTTCCTGTGGTAGGGCATCTATATACATCATAAGAAGCCACCGGTAAAGAGGTAGCATCTGGATCTGCCCATCTTAGTATAACATTATTATCAATTACTTGCCCTGTAAGAGTAGTAGGGGTATCGGGAATTCCTATAGCTATACTTTCATTACCAAGTATTGATATATTACCTATAGAATCATATACTACAAAATATATAGTTCTTGAAGGCTCATTAGATCCATTATTACTCCCCCAAGTTATTGGGGTGGAATATTTAGTAGCACTACCCGACTTAGAACTTTTTTCTCCAAGTGTAGAAGTTAATTTATTAGTAACAGTACTCCAAGTAGGTGAATCCCAAAAAATTCTAATACTAGTAATAGGAGCGGTAGTAATAGTAGGTAAAGTCCAAGATAACTCTAATACTCCATTTGAAGATTTAGTGGAATGATCATTTTTAGTGAATGCAGTTATATTATTAGGTCTAGCTACAGTGACATCTTCTATATCAGGTAGATAGTCGTTACTTTCTACTCCAGATGTAGAAGCTACGCCCCAGTTTCCTGCAGTATCAACAGGTACAATCCAATATCTCCTTATACCATCAGAATCTCCAGAAGTACTAGTTATAGTACCAGAAGTACTAGTTTTAGATGGCCCCCAAGTAACTTCTTGAGTAAATTCTGTAGTACCTAAATTCTCTAAATAAGCGCCCCCTCGAGAAGCAAAAGTAGGCGCAGCTGTTTTATAATCTTTATAGAAAACCTTATAATAAGAAATAGGTAATTGAGTACTAGACACAGAGGGAACGTCCCACCAAACTCTAGTAGATACGCTTGTTCCCTCTTCATTAGTAATAAATTGAGAAGAAGCACTAACTTTAGTTGGGGTGTTTATAAGAATAGATATCGATATTTCATTACTAGATAAGTTACCTAGATTATCTTTAGCTTTTATTACAAAAGTTCTATACTTCTCTGTAGTACCCTCTACCTTTGACCCCCAAGTTACTGGAAAACTCAAAGAATTAGAAGAACTGTATACTTCTTCTGTAGTTCCATGCCCAGAAGTTACTGCTCCAGCCCATGAAGTACTATTATTCCCTGCATTATACTTGACTTGGTATCCTGCTATATTAAACTGTGCATTAGAAGGGGTGGGCCAAGTTAAAGTTAGGGTACCCTCTTCTAGAGTACTAGAAACAGTCTGAGAAGACCAATTTGCAGCAGTAATAGTAATTGTTTGCAAGGTAGCTGTAACAGAATAGTTACTAGTTGTATCTACTGCTTTAATAAGAAATTTAGTAGTGCCCGTATTAATAGTACTTGCTGTGTATAAAAACTCAGTGCCTAACCCTCTAAATATTTCAGTGTTCCCACTGGCGTCCCAAGTAGATGTGGGGGCCAACTGAATAATATACTCTTTAAAGTCTACATCAGGTATTGCATCCCAGCTTAAGAAAATGCCCCCCATAATTGGACGCACTACAGGAGTATTAAATACTACATTAGCCGGTTTAGCTGTTTTTCCAATTATAACAATTGAAGCAGTAGTAAAATTAGAAAATATACTCAAAATACTCTCCTAGTTCTAACTCTAAACTCTACAGTACCCGCAGGGGCGTCATCAATAGTAATATTAGTAGTTACTGATTCCCCTAAGGGGGCCCAATTAGTATAAGATATAGGAGTGGTAAGAATTTTTCTTCTCCATTCGGCGTAATAAGATGCTATATACGGATATAAAGTTGAAGTTCCAGGAGTAACAGGAGCATCCCAATTAAAAGTTACTCTATTTCTTATAGTATTTCTAGAATCTTTATATAATTCTTCTGTAATCCTTAAATTAGTAGGTTCCGGAATAGGATCATCTAGTTTAGGTAATTTACTAGTAGACTTAGGAGAGAAAGATACATTACTCTCAATTGAGTTATACTTAGCAGCGTGATATTTTAATGCTGATATTTCTAATATATTTGGTTCCGCTTCTTTTACAGTTAGAACTCTGAATTCCTCTGCCTCTGCTGTACCAATTTCTTCTAATATCCACATATGACTAGTAGTAGGAGTAGTTACAAAAGAAGAAGTTACAGAAAGGGTACTAACGGATGCAGTAGCAGAAGGGGTTACTACATCCCGTTTCTCTACCCAAACATAGGGTCTCCACTCATTATTAATATTAGCATTTACACAAGCTTCTTCACCAGTAATTTGGTAAGTATACGCTTCCCCACTAGCCATTAGATTACTACTTAAAGTTAATTGAGTTGTACTATCTACTGCTGTAACTGTTGCTGTGTCATTATTTAAAGAACGAGTAATAGTAGTACCTAAAAGACTACTAGTAAAATATTGAGTAGTATCTATAAGTTTATTAGTAGCCGCCGCCGTAGTAGTACTAGATACTAATGTTTGTTTTGCTCCGTCTCTAACACAAGCTTTTTCAGATTGTAATAAAGACAGTGTATATGTTTTTCCGTCTATTACTCCTGTAGGAGAATCTAAGTTAATGGTAGAAATAGTACTACCCGGGGATACTCTTCCTCCGTATCTAATTCCAGCTCTATGTGAATCAGCAATTTTAATAACATCTCCAGGTCTTGCTACAGCACCTTCTAATCCTGTAGAAAAACTTACCGTTTCAGTCTCATTTTTTTCTGTAAATAAGATCCATTTCCCTACTCTTTTAGCTTGGCTCTGGGATGTACAACCTACTGCTATAACTTCCGTAGAGAAAATTTGACTATTAGCATTTACAATTCCTGCAGCGTCTTCTACATACTCTATATTTTGTCTATAAAAATCCTCTGGGTTATTCCAAGTTACATGAGCTACATTATGTCTAGCCTTTTTTGCAGTACCTGAATACGTAAATATTCCGTCTATAACATTAGCAGCACTAAATAACATTACAGGGTCTTTAGGAGTATCCTGTACTGGAGTTATTTGTCCTTGTTGCCAATATAGCAGCCCCCTAAAGGTAGAAGCTATATCATTTAAAACTTTATACGCCTCTTCTCTACCTTGTAAATATAAGTTACAAGTAAATCTAGCTTCTTTTCCTCCCCAACCATTATCTACACCCACAAAATTACCACTATTATCTATAGCATCACAGTATCTTGCAACTTCATATAAAGCCCATTTATCCATTTGAGCATCTTGTAACCACCTACCTAATCCATACCTCTCATCAGTACATATATCATATAAAATCCAGGCAGGATTAGAAGTCCATCCAGTAGTAAAAGTACCATCCCATACTCCAGAATATAAATTGGCCCCTTCTGCAGTACCACTCCACACTCCATCCGTATCATCTGAGTCTACCGCTGCCTCACACCTATCTTTTCTATAATATCCTGCAATACTACAGTGTCCTCCATCATATGGAGTATAATTACTAGGTATTTTTATTTTTACACCTTTTATTTCATACCCTCTTGAAGGTATACTACTAAATTGTCTAGCGTCTATTTGCATAGCTACTAAGGCACTATTAGGGTAGCTAAGTTTATTATCTATTATTTCTGTAAAAGACCCAAACCATGTTTCATTATTAGTTTGTGCTCCATCATAATCATCTGTAGTACGAGTTACTTTAATATATATTTGAGTAAACCCCGCAGTTTTCCAAGCTGAAGGTATGTCTATTCTATATGATCTTTCATACTTAGCCGTTGTTTTTCCTTCAAAAGATTTACTAATAGATATACCACTACTCCAGGCATCACTATCTTTTCTTATAGTAATATCAAAATCTACAGAAGACCCCACTAAACTACCGCTATCTTGTGTATGTGTTAATCCTGGAGTATATACTAGTACTCTTACAGCATCTACAGTACTAGATGAAAAAGATCTAATAATTGCCCCAGGAGCGTCTTTTTTTACTTGAACATTAATAACTGTCTCTTGCTCTGTACCAGAAAACCCTGGAATATGGGTTTGGTCATTTGTACCTACCATTGCTGTATAAACTATATCAGGGAAATTAAACTCCCCATCTCTGTCTTGGATTGGAGTTTCATTCAAATAAATAGATTTTGATCCATTGATTAAACCAGATATTTCTCCTTCTGAAATTAAATCAACTATTCTAGCTTTAGAAACTGAAAATAGAGTATTGTCCGCTTCAGATGCTCCCCCTGAAGAGCCTCTATTTTTTCCGCCTCTACCACTACCTCTAATTAATTCTTCTTCACTCATAATATCTTAAGGAGTATACTCCTCTGCCTCTATACCCGAACTAATTATAGCTCCACCTACTAATAATTGACCATAACATACTGGTACAGCTACTCCTTGTTTAGTTGTATTCAAAGGTCCATCAAACCCATAACTAGTAGGGGTTTCTGTATCATCTGCTTTTTCAGGAGTATTTGATAGCATTTTAGAAATACCGCCAGATAATAAACCAGATAAAAGTTTGGAAAATAACCCAGAAAAAAACTTTCCTTTATTTTTAGATCCTCCTTTACCCCCCTTAGTAGTCACTATTGTAGTCCCCCCTTCTTCAGGTCCTGTTCCTTCCTCAAACCTAGAGCCTCTGATTTCAGGTATAATTTTTATTTCTTGAATACCAGAAGGATAAGATAGCTCTTCATAATTTTGTAAATAATTAGTACCAACTTTTATATAGTACCCTACACCTTGTTGCTCAGAGTTTGTAACAAACTGTCTAAACCCCATATTATTAGCTGCTAAAGCTGCTAATGCTTCTTCAGGCGAATTAACATCTAGAGACCAATCTTTTCCATATTTATCTGCTAGTACCCCATATAAAGTTACTTTTTTTAACATAATGATTGGTGCCTTAAATGCTGTGAGGTATACTTTCTCCAGTATCCCCCGTAAATTTCTTTGGTAGATAGTCTACCTTGTACATGATGAAGAATTTTTTCATCTCCCACAAAAACTGCTGCATGGTTAGGTACAGGAGAAACTAATTTTATTAAAAATACATCATATTTTCGTATATCAGTTTCATCAAAAATACGTACAAAACCCTGCTCTTCATAGTTATCTAAATATCTATTCTCTCCTTGATTCCACCAGTCCTCTTGACCACATGAACATTCAAAATCGATATTTAATTCTTTTTTATAATAATCACGAATTAAAGTACAACAATCTAAAATTCCATATGCGAATTGCCTACCAAGTAGTGGAGCTTCATACCCTTCTGGCTTCCAACTATACAACTCATTTACTGGCCAGCTTAAAATGTGCCAAGGTAAATTAGACGTTTCACAAGCTACTTTATCCGCTTCAGAAGGAGTAGCCTCTTGATTAGGATGAGAATGGCATACTCCAATTATAGTTCCACTATCTTCTGCTTCTGCGTAACTTAAAGGGTCTAAAATAAAATGATTTTCTGGACTTTCACATAAATTA